AAAGCGGCGGAGCGTTCGCAGACCGCAACGAAGCCACAGAGCCGACATATGACGCCTTCGGTTATTACCTCGTCAAGTTAAATACGACCGACACAAATACCCCCGGAACGCTTAAGGTTATTTACGGGGACGCGGCGACAACCCTTCCGTGCGAGGCAAACTTTCAGGTAATCGCGGCAAACGCATACGACGCCATGTTCGGGGCCGGAACGGTTTTCCTTAAGGTAGACGTTGAGACTGTAAAGACCCAGACCGTTACCTGCGGGGCGGCTGTAACCGTGCTGGCATCTGTCGGCACGGCGGCGACCTCCACCGCACAGTCCGGGGATTCCTTCCCGCTGGTATCCACCGAAGTTGCGGAAATCTACGCAGCCGTAATTACGAACGCGGCAGGAACGGACATAGCGGCGGACATCATAGCCATGAAAGTGGACACGGCGGCGATCCTTGTAGATACAGGCACAACCCTTGACGGTCGTATCCCCGCCGCGCTTGGAGCGGATGGATTCATTAAGGCGTCCGTGTTCGGGATGATGGGCACCGCCCTCACGGAAACCGCCGGACAGATCGCTGCGGCGTTCACGAAGTTCTTCAATAAGGCGGCTCCTACCGGCACCGTAAACAGCATCCCGGACGCGGTAGCGGGTGCGGCTTCCGGTATCGCAATCGTCGGGTCGGAGATGGCTGCGAACGTAACGAAGGTGAACGGAGCCGCACAGACGGCCACGCTGGACACCATAAAGGCGGACGTGGCGGGACTTGCCGGAGCCGCTATGCGGGGCACCGATTCCGCCGCCCTCGCCTCGGTATGCACGGAAGGCAGGCTATCCGAACTCGACGCCATTACAGCCGGGAAAATGGCCTACGTCGCCGATGTTATCGCAGTAGACGTTGCGGGGCTTGATGGTGCCGCCATGCGCGGCACGGATAGCGCGGCTCTCGCGTCGGTCTGCACGGAAGGACGCCTTGCGGAACTCGATGCGGCGAATCTCCCGACCGATGTTACAAACGTCGTAAAGACGACGACTACAATCGCGGACGGGGACTCCCTCGCGGCGAACTCCCTGCTACTGTGGATTCGCCGTATGCGCTGGATGTTAAACAACAAAATGGCCGTTGTTGACGCGACTGGTGGTTACACGCTTTATAAAGACGATGGGACCACTTCAGCCGCGACCGGATCGGTGACGGACGACTCAACCACAACCACGAGGAGCACGCCGACATGGGCGTAGACTACGCAACATTGATTGTGCCGTACTCCGAAGCGACCCCACCGGCAAACACGGCGGCGAAGCGCACGCCGGAAGGCCAGAAGGCGTGGCTCCTGAAACGTGGTATCCCTGAAAGCGTTGTCGACGACGCAATGACGGCGGTCTACACCGAACTGGCGGCGGGGCGAGTGTTCGAAGCGAAGGACGGCAATCCGGCGGGGTACTGGCTCGACCGGTATCTTCTGGAGACAGCGCGGGAGACGCTTCGCGGCAGGGAAATGGCGCGGTTGTCAATCGACGACTACGCGCAAGTGGCGGGGTATATATCTCGCTCGTGGAAAGATAGGGCAATTGACATCGGGATCGGGGCGGCAGGGGCGTTATCTGTCGCAGTCGCCGCGTACTTCCTGTGGCTGTAGATACACTCGCCTTCGCTTCGCGTGGCGTCTATGACGCGGCGGGGACTACGCAGTCCGTGGTTAACGTGCGATTCGCGTCGTGGGGCCTCATAAGCGTTGGAGGATCGGCACCGGCGGCATCCGCGTTGCTTTCAAGAGAACTACCGCATCATCCGATATTTCCGAGAGTGCCGACTCACGGTCGTGGAAGGTGGAGAGGATTCATGTGCTTACTCATTAACTTGGCGCTTGCAGCGCCGATAGGGAGGACGCAATGGGAGTTCTGATTCTTGACAGGGACCCTGGATTCTTCGAGGTACTGGCACCAACTTCTTCGACCGGAATCACGGCAGCCCTGATTAACCCGGTGAAAATCTTCGGGACTGCCCAAGACACAGCGGCGACGACGATTACGCTCGCGTCGACCGCCTCTGCAACCGATGGGGCCTACACGAGATGGACGGTCGAGCCGTACGGTGCGGCGGCGGGGAGTGGGCAGGCAAGGGTCATTACGGCGTATGTAGGGTCAACAAAGGTCGCGACAGTCGCTGCGTGGGGCACGACTCCGACCTCAACGACCAAATACAAACTCATCCCTCCGTTTGAGGGGATGGAGGCGAAAGAAGCCCTCGTGACGGTCGAGACGTATCAGGTCAGATTCAGGATCGATGGTGTCGCCCCCGCCGCCGGGGTCGGCCACTTGCTTGCCGCTGGAGAGTCTTATCTGGTCAAGGGCACAAAGGCGGTAAAGAATCTCCGGTTCATCGACACGGCCTCTGGCGCGTCCTCTGTTCTGGTCACGGTGTTCTTCTAATGAAAAAGATACTTATACTCCTGCTTGCTATTCTCGTTCCTGTTGTCGCTCACGCCATTGCAGGATCTCCTATCGGCCCCGCGCAGGGGGTTACGAACGCAACGTCTGTTAGAATCTTGGACAACGTGGCGTCCCCGAACGCGTCGCAGTCTTACGGTACATTCAACTTGGTGAACGCCAACATCACGGTTACGTTGCCGACGGCGGTCGCGGGAATGCACACGTGTATTCAGGATAGTGGGTCCGCGCACGACATCATTGTCGACGTTCAGGCCACAGATAACGCTATCCTTGTAGGGTCTGTCGGCGCAGGCGGTGTCGGCGTTACGAACGCTTCAGGGTCATCCACGGGCGATATTATCTGTCTCGTCGCAGCAGCCGCAAACAAGTGGTACATCACATACAAGGTTGGGACATGGGCGTCGCAATAATTGAGATGTGCGCCTACCCCGTTTCTCACATTACCGGAGAACTTACGTGGCGGTGTGTCGTTTGTGACGAGATTACGAAGCATGAGGAATCGACCATATTCGACCATCTTGTGAAAGACCACGGTCTTAGCAAAGACTTACTGAAGAAGGACAAGTCGGACGGGATTTTCCTTTACCCCACCTCCTTCTTCTGAAACCCCGGTTTCCCCTTGTAAACCCGCGCCTTCGGCATCAATTCCAAGTCCGCTCGGCGGGCGTCTTCTTCGTGCGGAGCGATCTTCTCCCGCACCTTCACTTCGTCGGTCAATGCCACTTGGTACTTCCCCATCTCCGGGTGTTTCAGGTCGAGGACCCACACGGGCTGCTGCGACCCCGCGAACTCCGTTCGGGAGCCTAAGACTTTCCGTGCGTTCGCGTTCACCAGCACCCGTATGCGACTTAAGTGGTTCTTCATCGCCGTGTAGGAAGCATGATTCCTCGTACACCACTCCTGCACTTTCCCACGGCTGATGAACAGGAAGTCAGTGTCGACCTCGATGCGGATGAACAACGCCCCGCGAGGACGGACAAGGCTTGTGTCGGTCTTGCCGATGATGAGCCGGTGATCCGCGAAGTCGTCGATCATCTGACCGAGGCTGTCAAGGGCTGTGTTGACCACTTCCTTCTTCGTGCCCCGCATCTCCTTGATCGTCTCCACGACCCAAGTGAACAACCGCTTCACGTCGAACCGGATCAACCCGAGTTTCTGAGCGCAGGCCGCGCCGTACAGCGTCACTCCGGCGATGGCAGACCAGTACCGCTCCTCGTTCTTGGCCCCCGTCTGTGCGTCGAGCAAAGCGACGATCTTGTCGATCTTCTCCTGGTGCTCGGCTTGATGGGCGACAAGGTACTTGATGTACTCTATCCCCGCGTGGCCGTAATTCTCGGTGATGGCCCGATAGATCCCTGTGGCGATGTCGCGGTTAAGCTGCGCCGTCTGCGGCACGGAGAACTCAAGGACTCGGTTCAACTCGGGCGAAGCGTCTTGTTTCATACCAGAGAGCTTGTCCACGATGGACGAATTGCTCGACACCACCGCGAGAGTCTGCCATTGATTATTAATAGTCCGTTCCGTCGCGTTCCGGTTCAGCCGCGCCTTGTCCCTGCCCTGTGTGATCCGGTAAGTCAGTTCGGACAGTTCTTCCGGGTCGATGTTCGTGACCTCGTCGATGTACAGGGGCAGGTTCCCGTACGCCCCAAGACGACCGATCAGGGCGTTTTTCGTATCGTCTTTGAGCATAATAAGACGGTTTGGCTCACCATAGGTAGAAGCGATCCACGTGCCTACAAGGGTCTTACCCACGCCCGAGGCACCGAGCATCGCCACCAGCGCACCGGGGTAGCCGGTGAACTTCATCAGGGGCGCGCCGAACGCCCCCGCGCAGAAGGCGAAAGCGAGAGGGAACATGTCGTCGGACTGGGCGAAAAGGGCCGTGGCGTCCACCCACGGCTTGAGACCCCCCTGCGTGTGGAATGCCTCGATCGACTGCGGCACGGACTTCGCCAGAGCAACCGGCTCGGCTTCGCCGTTCGGGAGAATGACGTTGCGCCCGAGGACGAATCGCCCGTCATCTTTCCACCCCATCTGGCAGACGAGTTGGGACATCTTTCTCGCCCGCTGGATCTTCGCAAGGTAGCTCTCAATGTAGACGAGCATCGCTTTTTTTCGGTCTGCCCCAACTAATTTGACGTGATTATCAGCAAGAGCGGTCAAGCATCCCTTCGGGTCGTTCGTCAGGGACGATCTGAACTTGAACTCTTTCCACCCTTCGTGGGGCAGGAAGTGCTTCACCGTCGCCGTCTCGTAGCCGAGAGATTCGTCCCACGCAAGAGCCGTGATGTAGAGTTCGTTGTCGTAGAACTGGACAGGTTCGTCGGGGATCTTGAAGATAAGGCCATGCTCCGTAATTTCGAACCCGACAGGGAGTTCTGGTTTCTCCTCGACCGGCAGAGTTGGCTCGATCGCCACATACTCTTTCCCCAACTGGATCGGGGATGAAACCTCGTAGGTACATTCACGGCATCCGTCGGGATTCAGGCCCTTGAATTTGGCGCAAGTCGTCGGACCTATGGACCGCCGTTCCAGTTGCGCGATCTTGCGATCAGTAGCCCCCTCATCGTACTCCGGGTGGTCTTTCGACCACTTATGGACCCATTCAGGGCCGTTCTCACAATGACGGACAAGGCCTACAAGGGCGTACCAAAGAGGCTCTTCGGTCTTTGCTTGGTTCTGTACGAGATAAGCGACCTGCGGGCACTTCTCAGCGATGCGCTCCGCGTTGCTTGGAGGACCGTCGTAGACGGGTAGAAATTCCTGGTTCAAAGACGGGGACGCCGGCGCAGGAAGAATTGCCACTTGGAATTTGGTAGCTGCTGCTTCCAATAAAGCCCGGAAGGAATCGAACGGGACTTCCTTCGCCGCTGCCACCAGATGAACCGGCTTTGCCTCCACCTGCTTTTTGTTTCTCGTCCCAACAGGACGTAAGACGGAAGCGGAGTCGGCGGTCCGTGATCCGTCGGACGAGAAATCGCAAGCGATACACACCTGCTTGAGTAAGCATGCTGTCTCCTTCCAGGAAACCGGGTCGATATCTTCGTCTAAGATCCAATGGGCGTAGAGGCCGTTGCCGGAGTTGACCACGGCAGGTAGTGGAAGATTCGCATTAGCGCAAAAAGATTTGAGTGCAAACGCTCCATCGCCTTGAGTAGCGTAAGGCTTCCCAACGCCGCAGTCGATGTCCAGCCAGAAAGAACGGACAGCAAGTACGTTCTCCTGACGGCGATTCTCCTTCGTCTTGAACGACGCCTGCGCGAGGTAAATCTCGTGGCCCTTCTTGTCCTCCTGCAACGCATACGTTTCCGCCTCCTCGGGAAACTCGAACCAGATATGCTGAAATCCTTTGTCCCGCTTTTTAGCGACACAAATCCACCCTTCGTGAGGAAGCATTTGCCCGAACATGCGGGCTTACTTCATCTTCCCGGCAATTTTCAGACAGGCCTTCATCCTGTAAGGATCGGGTCGTCTCCTCTCAGTTTTCCATCCGTAATATGTGCTCCGCTGGATCGGCAACAGATTCGTAAACGCGACGATCGTCAGCCCTCGTTTCACGCGGACGGACTCTAACTTATGGATGTCGGACGGCTCATTGCACATGGCGTGAGGCTCCTATATGAAGTACGGGCGGTGGCGGGATTCGAACCCGCTCACCCCTTCGGTTACGTGCTCTGGTTCACTGGCCCTGCGGGGCTTACCAGAGTCAATTATCGTGTCCCCACCACGACGCACCGCCCGTTTCCGGTTTACAGCCCGAGTGCCTTCGTGATCTCGTCGTCCGACATGACAGCAGCGGAGGGCGTGGCAGGAGGAGCCGCCTGCTCGGGTGTGGCGTTCGCTTTCGGTCTTCCTCTGCGGCTTGGCACCGGTTCCGCTGCCTTCTCAGGTGCGGCGAGGGTCTGAACCGCCGTCGCCTGCGGTACTGCCGCTGCCTTGGCGTCCACTACCGCGTCCGTCTTGGGCGGCGGCAACGCCCTGTACTCCAGCGGCTTCACGATGTCCGCGACCTCCTGCGACTTGCTGACGGCAAGCAGGGCTTCCTTCGCGGACTCGGGGATGAAGGCACCGACCCGGAACTGCAACACGGAGTAGTCGGCATCTTCGTCAAAGCCAACGTAGGTAATGACGTTCCCGAGCGGAACGCCCCGGTTGGTCAGGTTCTTGACATACAGGCCGAAGTTCTTCAAGCTCGCAGGCGGGATCTTGAACGAATACACCGATCCCTTGCGGAACACGGCGAGGATTTTGCTGTCCGCGCACGCCTTGCCCTTGGTGGGCTGCCCCGCCGCGTTGCGACCGGAGCCAAAAGCGTTCATCGGGCAAGTGCCGCAGGTCGGGTTGACGGGCTTGTTGACGGACTTGTCGGGGGCCACGCCGTCCAGAGAGAAGCAGTCCGGGGCGGAAGGCTCCACCTGGTTCGGGTCGTATGCCGCCTCGTAGTAGACCTTGTTCAGCCCCGGTTTGGCGGCGAGGATTACGATGTCCAGATACTCCCCCCCGGCCAGATCGTTCGGCTTGAGGTTCGTCTCGTCCCCGTTGCCGTCCACGATACGGAACCCGTTGCGCTTGATCCGGATCGACGGCGGGAAGCCGGTGGAGATGCCCTGTAGCGCGTCAGCGTTCAGCGTCTTCGCTTCGTTGATGGCGAGTGCGAAACTCGGAATGTCTTTCGGAATCTGTACCAGATCGGTGCTCATGTAGTGCCCCCCTTGGATCGGTTAGGTGTTGAGTCCTGCAAGAGCGTCAGCGTTCACCGCCGGTTTCTTCTTGTTCGGCCCGCGAGGTTTCCGCGCCGCCTTCGCCGTCGGCTTGACCGGTTTCACGATCGACCGCAACGACGCGCCGAGGTCGGCATCCGGCACGATCAGCCCCGTCTGCCCCTCCATCGGGATAATACAACGCCCACCTTCGATCAGCTCCACCTCGAATTTCATGTTCGTGCCCCCCTTAGTTATTTACGTCTGACGTTCACTCCCTCGATCCTGACAAAGTTCACCCCCGGCGGCGGCTCGTGTGTGTACACCCCGTTCCGGTCCTCCTCCATGCGGTCCTTGACGGCGGACTTACTTACCCTCCTTTCGAGCAAGTCCCAAGCCTCTGATTTCTTGATGAACCCGAGAAGCACGTCCCAGTCCGCGACCGTTGCCGATTCCCTGTAGGCGATGTAAGCCGTCCCATGCGCCGTCTTGACGCTCGTCACACCGTTTGCGTGCATGATCTCGCGGATCTTGTCCCCGATCGCATCTTGGAGGACGCTCAAGGCCGCTTCAGCATCTTCCGCCTCTTTCTTGATCTTTGCCTTCCGGTCCCGCAGTTCGATGTACTTGGCGGTCAGGTCGTCTACGTTCACAGGTCAACACCTCCTCCTGGATTGTCAGTCTGAATATGCCAGTCCCCCTTGCTTACATCGTGATCCCCTTCGTGCGAGCACTCTTCAGTACAGAGCACCTTGTAGCCCGGTTCGCAATCGTCGGGAAAGGCCCGGTCGCAAGGAGCGAGGTCGTCAATCTCGCAGCCGCACTCATTTTCGGCGGAACACAGCCCGTCGAATCCGTTATCGCGCAAAAACTTCTCGATGATCTTCTTTACGTTCATGGCGGGTCTATCCCCCCTTCGTCGTTCAGCGTATGTCCACGGTACTACATCCGTGTCTCGGTGTCAAGAATCTTCGGTGTTTCTAATGATCTCTTCGAGCCGATCAATTTCGGTTTGCAGATCAATCCCGTTTTGGATTTCGTCCAACAACCGCTCTCCGAGTTCGTCAACAGCCGATTTAAGGTCGTCGCACATCCCCCAAAGGGTCTTGACATCGCTCTTTGCTGTTTTCATCTCCGCCCCCCTTCTTTCGCCAACTCAAGAACAAGTTCTTGGAGTTTACGCCTGTCCTTCAGCGTCTGGTAGAGCCGTCTCTCCACGCTCGACCCATGAAGCATGACGATGTGCGCCGTCTTGGTCTGTCCCGGTCTCGATATTCTTGCATTCGCTTGCAGGAACGTCTCCGTGGAGGTCACAGGCGCGGCCCAGACGATCGTAGTCGCCGCTGTGAGGGTCAGTCCGTGGGCCATCGTGCCGGGATGGGCGAGGATCACTCGCGGATTGGGCAATTCCTGAAAGTCCTTGAAGATCCTGTTCCTCCGTCCCGCAGGGACGGATCCGTCTACGATCTCGACTGACCAGTGATTCTTTAATTCGTCGTAGAAACGGAGCAACGCTCCGGTGTACGGCACGAAGACGATCACCTTCTCGTCGCACTCCTCGATCACCTCCTTTAAGACTTTCAGCCGGGGGCTGAAGTCCATATCCACGACTCCGCCCGCTCCGTCGTACATGATGCCGAGGCTCGCTTGACAGAGCTTACCGAGAAGAACCCCGGCGTTGACGGCACTTATGCTCGTGCCTTGGATCTCCGTGAAACACTGTCGTTCCATTTCCTTGTAATGCTTCATCTGTTGCGGTGTGAGTTCACATTCCCGCTCCTGGTAAATCGTCGGCGGCAGGTCGAGACAGTCCTCAAGAGCGAATCGAATAGACGGCTGCATCAGTTCGTATACGCGCTCGGCGGACCCGTGCTTCGGCACCCACTTGAATTGACTGACCTGCGTCATCAGTTCGTTCTGGATGGTGCGGAAACCTTTCGTGTATCTCTCCGGCGTGAGGAGCCGGATCTGCCCGAAGCAGTCGGTCGGAGCGGTAGGCGTCGGCGTTCCTGTGAGGCCCCACGCGGAGCGGGGGATGTTCTGCCGGTTGAGAATGGCGAACATGGTCCGTGCCCTGTGCGTTCTTGCGTTTCTCGCTGCGGCGAGTTCGTCGTAAATGACATGGTTGATATCTGGTCTTTTCGCCAAGGCGTCGGCAATGATTTCGACACCGTCGTGATTGATGATGTAGAAGTCGCACTTTGGATCTTTCAGAAGTTCCAGTCTTTTCGCCCTTGACCCATGCAGGATATGGAACCTCCTATGAGGCAGGACGTGGAACAGTTCTTGCGCCCACACCCGGTCGAGGGTCGAGAGCGGAGCGACGATCAAGGTCTTCTTCACTTCGCCTTGCCGCATGAGAAAGTCGGTGGCCCACAATGCGCTCGCGGTCTTACCAGTACCCATTCCCGATAAGTTGTACGCTCTTGGGTTGGTTATTAGAAAATCTGTCATCGTTCGTTGGTGTTTATACGGAGACAGTCTTCCAGGCCAATTATAGGAAGTTAACAAAGATGGTACATTATACCCTCTGTTCTGTAACAGTCGAACCGACTTCACGTCGTGCGGCAGAGCCGCGACGTAGGACCCGTTGACCTTGGCGGTCTTGACCGTCGGGAAGACCTTCCTGAAGGCTTCAGGGTCCACGAGCGGGAGGATGATGTGGCCTTTCAGGACTTTTAATTCAGGAAGCATCAGTAGTAGACCTTCTTCGCCAAGAAGTAGTCCAACGCCTTCAGCGCCTCTTCACCGTCCACGACGAAGCCAAAGCCTTTATTCGCGTTCACTTTCTTCAGGAACTCCATCTGGAGCGGTGTGGCGACCTTGCCCGGTGCTTTCACTTCAATTGCAAGGAATTTGCCGTTCGGCAGCACCGCCAGCCGGTCGGAGATCCCCGCGTAGCCGTAAGGCGAAGCGGCGACAGGGAAATTAAAGACTCCGTGACTGTTCAGAAGGTCTTTGACCTGTTTCTTGATCTTGTTCTCGGGGCCGGTCTTCATTCTGTTTTCTCTCCTTCCCAACGCACCATGACGAACCTGTTCTCACCCACGTTGCATGGAAACTCTTCTTCGCTATCCGGATAAAGGTACATGAATCGGTTACAGTCGCAACTGTTGTTACCGTACTCCCACAAATATTCAAAGTATGGATACTCGTTTTCGTGCCACCGCTCTACCCCGGTCAAGGTGTCGCGGAGTAAGACTCGGGATCGAACTTTCTTCTTGATCTTATTTTCGGGGCCGGTTTTCATGCCCATTGGAGTGCCCCCTCCACACCGTTGCGTAATCTTTTTATCGTTTCTCGTCTCACCCTCTCGGGGTTTTTGTATCTCTTATACTTGCCCGTGTATATCAGTTCTTCTGCGCGTTCTTCATACAACTTTTCCAGTTCTTGAAGGATATGCCTCACTACATCGTCGGTTGTTAACTGAGGAACCATCATACTTCGCTTTGTGCTCATCTCCACTCCTTTCTCGCCCTCCAATGGATACATTCGTCCACGGGGCACCAGCCGTTGCACAGACCTGACGGGAAACAGGGGAACTCTCCCGCGTTCCACGCCCGCTCCATCGCTTCGATCCGGGGCAACATCCGATTCATTACGAGCTTAGCGTCGAGATACTTCAACTCACCCCCCGTCGTGGAGTTGTCTTTAAGCCAGATGTACCGGTACTTGAACGTCTTGAAGACTGGCTTCACGTCGTACTCGTTCGCTACAAACCACGCAAAAAGTTCCAACTGGGTGTTGTCATCCTTTTTCTTGCCGGTCTTGTAGTCGATGATCGTGGCGGTATCTTCGTGCAAGATGAGCAGGTCGACGACGCCTCGTCCGGTGCCTGCGTACCAACCGCAAGGGACGTGGTTCTTCGTGACGGCGAACTGTCGTTCGAACTGTTTCTCTCCGGGCAGTTGACTTAGAACCTTCGCCCACGGCTCGTAGGTCGGCGGAAAGTCCTCGGGGAACGGCTTGCCATCACGGATACGCTCTTCGAAGGCTTTATGGACCCGAGTTCCCCAGATCGTAGCCTCGGTCGGGGCCTCAACGGTCGTGCAGTAAAACCGCTTCGCGGCGTACCGGGCGGGGCAAGATTCGAACTCGGACAGAGACGAGTAGGACCAGGAGAAGGGCTTGCCTTTAGCATTCAGCACAATCAATGCGTTACTCCTTTCTCTTCCGTCGTCACGTCTTTTAGGAACGCGAACATCGACTGCACAAAGACCTCGTATTGGATCGCCATCGTCACGGACGCCGCCAGCGACACATGCTGGAGGTCCGTATCCGTCCCCTCGGGGTAGACGAGCTGACACCCCTGCGGGGTGAAGACGATCGCAGCCATGTCTTTCTTGAGCCGGATAAGCGTTTTCAACCGACCACCTCCTTATAGGCTCTCACAAACTCGATCGCTTGCGGCGCAACGATAGCATTGCCGTAACCCCGCAGTCGTCCCACTCGGGCGGGAGACCCATTAGCCAACGGGAATGTGCCGGGTTCAACTGCCCTCCACTTACCGTCCCGGCAGGGGATCCAGGCGGCGTTGGACCAAAATCCATTACAAGGGCCACGGTCTTGCGGCTGCTGTCCGTGTTCCCTGCCTCGTTGTATCCCTTCTGAGCGGGCGTCCCCGCCATCGGAGTCGGCCAAAAAGCCAGATTTGCCTCGCTCGACATATCCCTCCCGCCCTTGCTGTGGTTCTTGAATGCTCCGTGTGCGTCTCGCGTCTGGGTCGTCGGCCAACTCGCCAACACCACCGTCCTGCCCAATAGCGCATTTACTGGCACGTTCTTGCAACTGTTCTCGTCTCCGTCCTTGTGATCCCTCGTCGTCGGCGTCGGCCACGAAGCAAGAGTCGAAGCCATCCCCAACGTCATCCCGAATCCGTTGTGCCCCGGCCCGTATTTCCCTGACGCCTTGATCTCCTCGCGCCTCTCCTCCCACCGGCTGTCCGTGTCGTTCTGAGGCCCCGCATTCGGCGTCGGCCACGAAGTACAGTCGTTGCCGGATGTGCGGCGCACCGAAGCCCGCAGCGCAGGTATCGACCGCCCCGACGGCGTAGTCCGCTCCTTCCAGGTCAGCGTGTACAGCGTCGAGCCAAGC